AATCAGTTAATCCTCTCTCCTTTCTAATATTATCTAAAATTGGATTAACTAAACTTAAGAACTGATTTCTAACAACATCATCATTTTGTTCAAATAATAATCTGATGGATACTGCGGAAATAAGTTTTCTTGCCTGTAATAATAATCTTCTGACATTAATTCTATTAAGTGCAGTTTCTTTTACTTGTAAAGTTTTATTACCAAATATAACCACACCAACATCTGAAAATGTTGCCATTGGATTAATTCTACCCTCATATAAATCATCTCTATCCGCCAATTTAAGTTTAACTCTTGCCTTAATTGCGTTTGTAACACCTCTATTTAATCCTGCCGAGGCAAACCAAGGAAATGCGATGTTATCCGTTAATGCGATGTTTCTAACAACTTCTAACGTAGGTGGTAACCATACGTATCTGTTGTTTTCTGTATCATTCATCTGTAACCAAGGCCAATACGTTGCCGAATAATTAGAATCAATTGCCGAATCCTCAATTATATCAATTGCCTCGCCAACTGTTAAGGCAACACCATCATCATCAGTATCAGGTGTATTAATAATGTAAAGTGAATCCGCCCTATCAACTTCAACCATATCAACTGCGTTTTCTATTAATCCAGGTTGGTCCCTTAAATCTAAACCTGGTGTTGCGAATACATTTATATTTACTGCCTCAGGATTATTATACGTGTATATACCATTTAGGAATGCGTAATAATCAGAATTAATTCCATCATCACCTTCACTAGTAACATAATTTGAGAAAACACCTGTCGAGTTTAATCCTAAAGACCCCAAAGTACCAGTTTTAGTATATGTGTCTTTATTAGTTCTCTCAGTCCTATATTCATCCCATCCATCCCATCCACCAAAAGGTGCAAATGTGAATTTTCTTGCCGCCAATTTATCATATGGTCCGCCAACTATACTAGAGTTTGAAGTGAATGCGGATACACCAACTTGTAATGTCGGTACATAACTATTAACACCTAATTCTACTTTTGCCCCATTTGCGTTAACATCTAAATGGAAACCATCCGTTTTACCAGTATATGCACCATTATTAACTGCGTTTAATCCTTTATAATCAAAGAAATCTTGGTCAACACCTATAGAACTATTTAAACCTAAATATGTTTTTCTTAATTTAGATGTGTTAAAATCAGTGTATTGTGTTTTATATTCTATCTTAGGTGGTAATGCGGTACTATCACCAATATAAGTTCTATTTAAAACACCTTCAAAACCCGCAGGGAAATGGTTAGGTAAGTCAGGATCATTTTGATCGTATAACTCAACCATTATATATTTACTCCTTAATGGATATTCCCCATCACTAGTACCAATTTTTCTTGCGATAAACCCAGTTGATGTACTATCTAAAGAAAGTGAAGAATATTTTTCAACTACTGAAAGATTTGTGTCAGTATCATTAAACTTCCTTATTAATAAATCAAATGTTTTTTCATCAGGTTTAACATTAATAATTGAAAATTTAACATCCTCATTTGCCGAATTACCATCAGAAATAGTTATAAATCTAAATAATCTTTGTAATGTTGCCCCGGCACCTACACCTTTTAATTCAGAAAGAACCCAAGGCGATGCGGCAGATTTCCATATTTCTTTATAATTATTTAAATTATTTGTTATTGTAGAACCAATATTTACAAATGTAGTATCTAAACCTCTTACTTTTTCCGCAGATATTAAATCCTCTAATACATTACTATAAAGTTCTTCAACCCACAATTCTGTTTCTTTATCTTGTGTTGAACTCCCAAATACTCTAGGTAAAAAATTCTTTTTAGTTTTATCTAAAGATACATCATATGTAAATGATGAACCATTACTTGAAGTACCTGTTACACTAAAAGATTTTTTTGCATCACTTTTAATGTTTGTTATATTAGACATACCGGTATCAGTTGATCCTGTTACATCGTATACTAAATCTTCAGAACCACCATAAGTACCCCTTGACCTAAGTGTTGCGATAACACTACCATCAATGTCTGTATAACAAGTCGCACTATAGTTAACAACTGTACCCGATGTTACACCCGTTACAAATAAACCTGAAGTACCTTGTTCTATTACTTCCATATCGAAAGTCGCCCCACTAAAATCACAATTAGTTTTAACATATTTTTGTGATGTAAGTGAAATTGTATCTCCCGTTACTTTTAAACCTAAAGATGTAAATAAATCACTTATTTGGTCATCATTATATAATGCCTCTAAATTAGAGTTTGACCAATCTAAAGTAACTGGTGTCCCCCCTGTTGATGCGGTATATGTTAATAAAGGGTTAACACTATCAGTTCCCGTAGTTCCTACCGTAGAAGGATCTTCGGAAGAATCTAATGTAATACACCAGGCGTTTCCTGCGTCATATCCTGATAACCCCAATACTCTACTTACATAAAGTTGATTAGTTTGAGTTAAAAAAGATTTCGCAATGTAATTTAATTCAAATTTTTGGTAACCCGTACCTTTGAATTTTTCTGGATTTAAAGTTCCAAAATAACTTGTAAATTCATCATAGTTTGAAATAAAAACGGGTTCAAACGCAGGACCCTTTGGTGTTTCACCTAATAACCCTAATGTTGTAACCCCTACTTGTCTTGTCACAAATGTTAAATCCTTTTCAGATGTAAACACACCAGGACTAACAAAAATTCTATCTGTTGATGCCATTAATTATTTATTTTTAGTTAATATTATTATTTTCTTTTTATATAAATATATCGTATTTCTTAAAAAAATTTTATTTTAATATAATTAAATAAAAATAGTATGTTTTTTTTATTACTTTTATCATACTTATTTAAAAAAGATGATGAAAAGAGATAAAAATTTGAAGATAACATCACAAACACATAAAATTCTAAAAGATTATTGTGAAGAAAATGGTTTGAAAATGTTTGCGTTTGTTGAAAAGATTATTAAAAAAACATGTCTAAAACCAAAAGATATTTACGGAGAATGATCACCAATCTACTAATGTGTTTGTTGCAGATTTAAACCCAAAATTATATAATTTTCTTAATTTTGTGGGGTTTGTATCGTATAATTCTTTTATGATATAAGGTATAAATATTTGTTTATTTTTTATTGTTCTTTTTTCCCTACCAGATATTAATTCTAATAAGTATTTTTCTTCTATTTCATCTTTTTTACTTATTTCTATTGCATCTATATCAGTAAGTCTTGTAAATACACTTATCATATTATGATCTGACCAATCACTATCTAATATATGTTCATAATTTTGTGGTCTTGCGAAAACTGAAATGACTTCTGTTATATTTGAAATGTTTTCTAACATCCAAGGTGATAATATATGGTTCCTAACACCACCATCATATAAAATCATATTTTTAAAATGTACCCCCTCAACTGCCAATGGTATACTCGCAGAGGCGTTAATTAATAGTAAAAAATCATCATAACTATATTTTTTATCTTTAATGTTTATTATGAATCTACTACCAGTTTTAAAATCTACTGAACCAATCCATACATTGGGGAACTCACCTTCTTGATACCTTATAAAATCTTCCTTAGATACTATTCTACTAATAGTTAATGGTAGATTATTTTGAGTGCCAAAAGAAGATCTCCCAAATAACGCCCTAAACTTAGCAGTAATACTTATTTTGTTTTTTTTATTAATAGGGATACTATCAAATATATCGTCAATGGTAAATATTTGTGTGAATTCTCTAAGTATATCCCATTTACGTAAGGCAATTGGTATACCTAAAATACCCCCAGAACTTATACCACTAATGTCTGTAGGTCTATAACCTAAAACATTAAATATATAATCACATGCACCGGCAAGACCAGAGATCTTTGTTCCTGCCCCTGATAAGTTAAGTATTTTTCTATTTTCCAATTATAATTGTTTTATAATATAAAACGAAAAATGTATAAAAATGTTAATATAAATCATATATATCGTCATACCAAATCTTTTTACCCATTTCCTTTTGATATTCTTTTAACAAAATTAACACATTTTTGTAGGGTTCGTGTTCTAATTTTGTTTTACCTTTTTCATCATACCATTTAGTGAATTCCATAGGTGAGATAAAAAGCCTAAGTAAATTACTGTTTTCATCATTTAAATAAACATGGTATATTCCATGTTTACATATTCTGTAGCGTAAAATTTCTAAGTTTTCATAGTTTACCATAGTTAAAGTTTTTATTTATTTTGTGTAATACTTTCTATATCGTTAACCGTATTTAATTTCTCTAAACTAAATGTTAATGAATATTTCCATTTATAATTTCCATATTTATTTCTTTATATATAAAAATTGTTTCTCACCACCGAACAATAAAACCTTTTCTACCATATTATGTTTATTAGCGTTGTTTATTATTAATTGTCTGCATTCCCCTAACTTATGAACAAGTTTTGCACCATTAATCATATGTTCATGAAATACTGAACCCACTTTCATTCCTTTAAAAACCTTATTATACATATTATCAATATCCTCTAATTTTTTAAAGGGTTGGTAGGTTAGGATTAAATCATAACTAGATAAATCACATTCCATAACATCTTTTGATCCAATACTTAATTTATTATCAACCCAAAATTGTGATAAGTGTTTAGTAATTAATTTTAATAATTCTTCATTATGGTCAACACCATAAAAATCACCTTTTATTTCGTAATTTTTAAATTGTAAGTTTAAATTATATAATGTAGTACACAGACCACACCCTAAATCAATAACCTTCATATTATTTTTTAATATCC